AAGGCTCGTCATTTCTTCGTCTTGTCCGAACCAGTCATTCTTTTTCTGCCATTCTAAAGCCTTTGCGTCAGGCGGCAGAGCAGCGGGTGCTTGTTCTTCTTTATTATCTTTTACACTATTATCGGTAGTTTGTAAAGATTTTATTTTTTGCACTTTAAAATTAACATCATTAAGTTTTTGTTGTGCTTCTAAAATTTTGTCACTATCTCCTAATTCGTAAGCATCCTTATATTGTTTTTTAACAGCTTCTAATTCTAAATCAACTGCGTTTTGCGCTGTGCTTGCAAATTGGCTTTTTAGTTTTTTGTTTTCTTCCATTAATTTTTGAGCAGCTTTTATAGCTTCTTGGTTTTCTCTTGCCACTCTTTCTTTTTCACGACGTTCATCATGCCAAACTTTTTTAAGTTGGTATATTTTATCTTTGACTTTATCGTCGTATTCAGTTAGCTCATCAGAATCTAATTTTTGAACTAATTCTTTAGGGAGGTTTTTTCTGTTCTGATCCGGTTCAGGAGTGTCGTCTTCAATCTCTACTTCAAAATCCGACGCTTTTTGTTCTACCTCTTCCCCTTTTACCTCAGCTTCAGGTTTTTTAACATCCTCTTCGTTAGGTAAGTTTTGTGCTTCAGCCATCTTTATCTCCTATGCTCGTGATATACCTCGTGGATCTTCAACTACTGCTTCCACGCTGTCATCATTGATTAAACGAAATTCTTTACCGTGTATCTTTACTCTAGTCCCTGAGTTCGGTCGGGCTAAAATAAAATCACCCTCCTTACACCAAGGACCGCTTGGAAACCTATCTTTGTCTTTATAACAATCAGCTCCCATTTTTACTACAAAAAATACGGTACTAAGAACTTCTTCAAAATGCTTTGTAGTATCAGCTTTTAGCAAACCGCTATCATACTTTTCCTCAGCATTAGGTACTGTACATAAAATATGGTACCCAGAAGGTTTTGGTAGTTGTGTAGCTTTATCTTCATTTTCAGTCGTCATCTTCGTATTCACCCTTTTCGTTTGCTTCTTGTAGGTCTATTATGTAATTACATGCGATGGTAAGACCCTTAACCGTACCGCAAATTTTTTTATACTCGTCGTAAGATTTAGCTGATCCACTAGCTAAAGTTTCTTGTAGTCTATCAATATCAGATTGATATTTATCTAATAGTGTTTCTAACACATCCATTACTCTTTAGGCTCCTCTGGAGGGGGTTGTTGTGTAGGTTGTTCATCTGGCGTATTTATTGCCTGTTGTATTAAACTTTGAGCTAGTGCGTTATCAGCCTGATTCTCTGCTTTTTGCTCATCTACCATAGCTTTTATCATCTGGCTAGACTGCTTCTCCTCTAATTTAGCATCATCTGTGACTGCTTTAGCTAAAGTATTAAGCTGTGCTTGGCGCTCTTGTGAAGCGATTCGCTCTTGTTCAACAGCAATCTGAGCTTGTTTAACAGCAATATCTGCCTGATCTTTTTGTGTTTTTCTAGCAGCATCTTGAGCTTTAATTTGTAATTCTTGTTGCTGCATTTGAATAATAGGATCTTGCGCTTGTTGTTGGGCTTTTTTCTGCGCTGCAGCAGTTAAATTGTTTTGCGATAGTTGTTGTGCAGCTTGAGCCACTAAACGAGATATTTGAGCTTCGTATTCTTCTGGTATCTCTGCGTTTGGTTTTGGTAATGGTGCGCCAAGTTGTTGCTCAATTTGTACTCTATATTTAAACCCAAAATGTTCTGCAATGTGTGCTTGTAAAGCTGCAGCTATTGCTCTTGCTTGAGGATTCTGTCCAATAATCTGCGCCATAGTTGGATCATTTAAAAATGTAGTGTGAGTTAGTATATGTGCATCGTGGTCTTGATGCAAAAACGCTTTGAGAGGTTTAACTTTCAATGCGTTCATATTCTCTGATACTGGATCTTTAGGTTTTTCATCATCCTCTAACTTAACTAATTTAGCTGCGTCTTTAATTCCCATAGCGTCTAACATCTGTCTATGTAATCTAGGTAAATCATATATTTGAGGAGCAGCCTGTGCCATTTGCATAACAGCCTGATACTGCACTACCTTTTGAGCCATTGTAGAAGAATTAGGGTCAGATATAGGTAAAACTTCTACCATGTCATAATCTGACTTCTTTACCATAGGCGTACCGCTTTCTGGTTTATAGTTGTATTTATCCGGTGTGTAGTCCCTTATTATATTCTTGAGTAGCTTAAATTCTTGCCTCATAGAATAATGGACTCTGGCTTGTACGGCAGACATAACTTTTAGCGTTCTTTCTAATATAGCTAGAGTTGTTCCCACCGGGCTATTTGCAGACATATCCGATATTTTTAAATCTGCGGCACTAGCAAATCTTCTGCCTTCATCAACAATGTTACCCAATAAAGTATAAAGCACGTTGCTAGGCTCTTTGTACGGCAAAGGCATAATATTGTCTTTTATAGAACCGCTCGGTACATCTACATCTCTAAACTCTGCCGGACTAATCGGCGTATCATCACCTTTAACTCGTAATCCTTTAGTCTTAAACCCACCGGGCAAGTTAGATAACGTACCTGCATCTACAAGTTGTCTTATTAAAGAAGTACCTGATTTAGCAAACGCCCCTATAAGGTGGATTAAACCAAAACAATAAAACCCAAATCCCGGCACATAGCCATAATGTACGAAATGATTTCTTTTAGTTTTTATTTCGTCTTCTGGTTGATAGTTCCTCCGTATAGAAAGAATTTCGCTCGTAGACTTCTCAATAGTAACGACATACGGCAAAGCAATACCATCTTTATCCTCATACCCAGGTAAATCTAAATTTACGTGCATCTCTAGAATTTTGTAACGATCATCATGTGTTGCAGAAAAACCCATCTTCTCTGCTATCTTCTTTTCAATCTCATCTAAATAATCGGTTGGTCCTTCTAATTCAATATCTCTATAAAAACCAGATACTTGTAGTTTTTTAAGATCGTTAGGTGTTTTACGCATTACGTGTGTAACACGTTCTGAAGTTTCTAAATCTGATGCGCCGTATGGTACAACGATATCTTCAGCAGGTACAAATATAGAAACCTGTCGTTCTAAGTTAGGATCATAATAAACTTTTTTAAAAGCGTTACCAGATAGACCAAGACCCCACAACATTCTTTCATGCTCTGGTCTGTACTCAACCATCTTCTCGGTTAACTGATAATTCATATCAGCTTTTACTCTATTAGCTGCTTCTTTCTTTTCTCTAGTATCTTCGCCTATTATCTGTGTCTTAACAGGACCTTGTGCTGGAAACGTCTCCATAATTGTTTCTGATTGAAACTTTACAAGTGCTTCTGTTAATAGTGGGTGGTGTACACCACAAGCTCCGGGCCAAGGCTCGGTTCTTTCTTCCATCTTTAAACCTAATAAATCAAGACCATCTACATAAGTCTGCATCCAATCTTTTCTACTAGATAAGTCATCTTCATAATCACTAAGAAGATTCGTAGCCATTTCTTGTAGCTCTTCCTCACTCATATCTTCTGCAAGGTTTGCATTAAAATCTTCAGAGCTTTCTGCGTCTGGATCAATTTCTATCTCCATATCGCCAATGCCTATAGTTACTTTTTCTGGGTCTTCTATTTCCACTTCAATATCAGGCGTTGCTGTCATTTGCGACATATCTGTGGGTTCGATTGCTGATTCTATGTTATTATTTACCATATCTTATCCTTAATAGTAGGGCTCTTTACGCCCTCGGTAACTAGGTGTGTCCTCCTCGTCCAAAGGAGTTCTTATATAACCACCCTTTCTAAATCTCATTAACGCCAAAGACGTACTATCTACATAGTCGTCATGTTCTCCCGCAGGAAAACTAGCTACTTCCTCTACAACCTCCTCTGCCCAACGTAAATTAGGCACCCACACAAGTCCTGATGCAAATAAATCTGAAACAGAATTTAATCTAGAGATTTTATCATTACCGCGACTAGGAGTAAATTCTTGTACAGGAATACCCATCGCTCTCATCTCATAAATTAACGGAGCGCCTGATGCTTTCTTCTCTATGATAACAGAATCTGGTTCCCAGTTTCGATATTGACTAATTGCTTCTCTTTTTAACTCTGGAAATTCTAATCTGTCTCTAAATGCGTTAAGTAATATTATGTTCGCTTGCGGAATACCGTCTGGTCCGTCTTTATAAAACACTCCCCAGGTAGTACATGCAGAATAGTCAGCTCTTTGTGTCTTTTCAAACGCCGTATCCCACGACATTAGTACAAAATCACAAGCAGGTGGGTCTTCTTCTTCCCATATTTGCCACCATTCACGTTTTACTATAGCAGATGTCTCTGATGTGGGGTTTTGTTGGTACTGAGCCATCCATTTTGAGTTCGGTAGCTCGTTTTTTAAGACTTCTAGCTCTTCTGCAGGCCAAAACTGGGGCCAAAGTGGATTATTACTAGGCAAAATAGCAGGGAACTCTATTAACTCCCAATCTTCACCCGATCTCTGCACCGAGTTTTTTATAATTTGACCCGTTAAGTCCCGTTTTGACCACCTTGTCATCACAACTACTATAGATCCACCCGGTTGTAAACGCTGTCTTGGTCCAGATGTATACCATTCATAGGTTTTATCGTATACTTCTGGGTTTACTTCGGCTAAGGTTGCTTCTTGTTCCGAATGAGGGTCGTCAATAATGAGAATATCCGCACCTTTACCCGTAACAGCACCTCCAACACCGATAGCAAAGTAGTCTCCTCCCTTGTTGGTAGCCCAACGCCCAGCCGCCTTTGAGTCAGCTTGAAGTCCAACGTCTGGAAATATGTCTTTATACGCTTCAGAGTCAACAAGATTTCGCACCTTTCTACCAAAACCAACCGCAAGCTCCGCTGTATGCGAGGTTTGAATTACTTTTTTATTTGGATACTTACCTAAAAACCATGCTGGTAATAAATAACTAGCAAACTCACTCTTTGTATGTCGTGGAGGCATATTAATTATTAGTCTTTTTATGCTTCCATGAGCAACCTTCTCAAAAGCTCTCGCCATTCTCCTATGGTGTGCACCATATATAAACGTGGGCCACACCCTTTTCACAAACTCTAAAAAGTCTGTCTCTGCCCCCTCTTTTTGAACAGCATGTTCATGTTGAACAAGTGTCTTATATAAATCCTGTAACTGCGGTTCAGGTAGGTTCGGTAGTTTCTTCAACAGATCTTGGAGTTCCTTCGTTCTCGGTGTCGTCTCCGTTGTTGATTGCATCTAGCTCCTCATCAAGTGAATCAGTTATATCTTCTACGTCTTGAACTTCTAGCTCTAAAAGCCTGCCTATCTTTTCTTTAATCAGCCCTTGCAAATCTTCTGCAGACTTGTGTGATACTGTAATCTCTGATTTTTCTGTAAACGCTCCTACGTCTGACATCTTACCCAATAGCTCTAACGCCTTTAGTTCATGCTTCGGATCTCCACAGCTTGAAATCTCTAACAATCTATTATGTATTAAATTTCTAGTTTCTGCTGCATCGGATACTATGGAGTTCGAGTATTGTTTGACGTAGCCCGAAAGGGCTAATATGACGGCTGGTTGCGTAAGCGACCCTGGGGTAACACCCTTTTGAAAATTCTTAAATAACTTCTCCGCTTCTT